CAGACAGAAAAAACCATCATAAAGACAAAATGGGTGAATATACAGACGAACATCCTACAATCGATTCACATAGCAAAATAGCAAAACTTATTTCAAAAAAATTTAATGTCAACCCTATAAATGAGCAGTGTAGATTAGAATTTTTAAAATTGCACAATGATATAACAGCAGGCAAATATCCGGATTTACGCGATGTAGATGATAAATGGCGAGAAATGAGACACAAGATGGAAAAACAAAGAATAAAAAAAGCATATCCAGATATATTTCAATTATAACTTATTAATTGGTCTATCACTACTTGCTTTTAAGTTCCACACTTTCTTAGCATTTACACCACGCTCTTGTGCAAATCTCTTGGCATCACAGTTTTCGCATACATGAAAGTAATTATTATTAAGTCTTTTTGGATCCATATTACCTCTTTCACGTGTAAATTCTTTATCACACGCATCACAACGCAATACTATCATAGTTTTCTTTCGACTATATGTATGCTGTTTACCAAGCTTGCTTCTACGCATATGCCAAGTATCAATCAAATATTCTTTAATATACATAACTATATTTACATTAAGATTATAAAAAGTAACGATAAATATTAGAAAGGACCTGTAATGCAAATTTTAACTTTAACTGAATCAGCTGAAAAACAAATTGAAACATTATGCTCAGAAAACGAATGTTACGGCATAAGTTTAAATTTAAAAGGCGGTGGTTGTGCTGGATTTGAGTACGATTGGGGTACAGTTAGTCTACCAACTGATTTAGAAGAAGGAGACGAAGTGGTTAAAACTCTTAATGGGTGTGCATTTGTAGTTGGTAAACATAGCACAATGTTTTTAATAGGAACTGAAGTAGATTATGTAAAAAGCTTGGTAGGGTCTAATTTTGAGATACGAAATCCAAATGCACACAGTAGTTGTGGTTGTGGAGTAAGTGTAAATTTTGATATGGAAAAAGTTGTACCAACTTGGTAAAGGAAAAAAATAATGGCAAAACAAGAAATTGACATTGGTGTAGAGGGTAATGACGGTACTGGTGATAGTATACGTGAATCATTTAAAAAAGTTAATGAAAATTTTCAAGAACTATATGCTGTATTTGGTTTAGGCGGCACTATTGGTTTTAGAAATTTAGATGATACACCATCTTTATTCACCGGAAATGAAAGTAGTGTTCCTCTAGTTAACACAGGCGGAACAAATATAAGTTTTTACAAATTTGTAAGTGACAGTGGATTTAATAACAATGACATAAGCTCGCCAAGCACAACAACAAATAGTGTATTTTTCCAATTTGCCGATCCAGATCCGACTACACCTAATGTAAGTGGTACTGTTAAAGTTTCAATAAATGATCCACACATAGAACGTGACCCAGATCCAAGAATAACAAATCCTTTTAGTATAGAATCACCTGCTGGCTATAACAACGATATTAATACAAAACTCCGTAATACAGGTGCTGGAGATAATATCACTACACTTGTTAATCAATTTAATACAAAACATTCAGCTTTACCTAATATTACAGAAGATAATTTACTTGTTTCAAAAGGATACACTGATGATACTTATATTAACACTTCTGGAGATGAACTTACAGGATTATTATCTTATGACACAAGTGTAAATCCTGCCCAAGGTAGAGAAATACCTGCTATAGAAGATGTAATTGCACGTAATGGTAGTCTTGAAAATAGGACCATGCTTAAGGATTTATTCCTAAGTGATCATCCGTCTCCGCTAACTGGATCAGGTACACCAAATGGTGATGATGATTTACAAGTTCCATCTAAATTGTATGTAGATACTCAAGGATATGCATCGCCTACAAATATATTTGTTAGTACATCAGGAGATGATAGTCAAAAATTTACTCCATCAGGACAAGAGGGTAGAAGTCTAAACTATGCTTATAGAACTGTTGCAAAAGCTATGCAAAGAGCAGAAGAAATAATTGAATCTACTCCTTATGAGGCAGGACCATATGCCCAGACTATTACATATACTTCTGGCACTCAAACGGTGAATTCAACAATTACCACCGTAACTGGTGTAATATCACCGTTGGCAAGTTCAGCAACTGCTAAAACTGTAACAGAAACAAATTTAATACAGATATCACATGATGTGACTGATTACTTGGATGTCACATATACTAATTTTAATTATGACAAATCTATTTGTAGAAGAGATACTAGATTAATATTACAAAGTATTGCACTAGATGTACAAGCAGGCGGTACTGCTAACTATCTTACAAGGTGGGCAGGCTTCAGGTACAATGCTAATCCAAGTGGTATAATTGCAAAAACAAAACAACTTACACAAACAATAGCAGGTATAAGAAAAGCACAACAGCTACTTAATGATTTATTTGTTGCAAATGGAACTATATCAACACAAGTAAGAGATACTTATACAACTAGATTTGACGAAATTGTTAATTTAATTAACAACAGTGAAGATTTTGATGTAAACTTAGTTTATGGAAATAGTTACCAATTTGAATTTGGTAATGGAGGAAATGCCGCTGTAGATCAAGGTATAGCAGGCAACCCTGATTTAAGAGAAGGTAAAATTATAATAGGTAAAACCACAGGTGCTAAAGGCATTATTACAGATTATACAAGAGCTAGTACAGGAACAACTGACAGAATTGTAGTTAGATTGGTTGAACCAATTGACTTTCAGGTGGGTGAAGAATTAGAATTTGGTCAACTTGTAAGAAATAATCAGTGTACAGTATTTGTTGAAAGTGGTATTTACGAAGAACATTTTCCAATAAGATTGCCTCAAAACGTATCAATAAAAGGTGACGAGTTTAGGCGTACTGTTATTCGTCCTAAGAAAGGTATTTCAACTAGTAAATGGGCTGATACCTATTTTTATAGAGATATTGTTTTTGATGGATTACCAGCGGCACAATCACCTATTGCTACAATTAATAATGTAAGTGGTGCAGATGCTTCAAGAACACCCGGCACTTATAATATTACAGCTAATGATTACGGAAAAACTGGTTCAGGACAAGATGCAACTTTTAGAGTTGTAGTTGCTACCGGAGGTTTAGCAACTGTAACAGTTACAAACGGTGGTACAGGTTGGATAATTGGTGAAACGGTTACAATAGATGATAGTGATTTAGGAAGTGGCGGAGGAGCTGATCTGACATTTAAAGTTGCCACAACAGGTGGAGGATATCATTTTACTCATCCTCAGTCAGGTGATCAAGGAAAATACGGCTATCATTATAATTTAGATAGTAGTAAAGTATCTAATATAAGTTCTAATGCGGCAAATAATCCTGGAAGTTTTAATAATGCGGCAAATCTTATAGAATTAAACAAAGCATTTATAACAGAAGAAGTTATACAGTACATAAATGCAAACTTTGTTTCTTCTAGTGCCCATACATATGTTGGTGGTACAGCGAGCAATGCAGTTCAATCAGGTGGTAATTATACACATACATTTGTATCTGCTGTAACAAATGGAGTTACATCAAATGCAGGTAATTTACCAAACGCAGTGACAGGTGCAACATATAATGCGGCCACAGGTGAAATGGTAATTACCTCAAATGCTCATTTATTAACAACTTCAAACACACTTACCATAGCTGATAATGCACTATCTTTTGTATGTACAATGGATGGTAATACATCAACCAAGACATATCCAAGATCTACTGACCCTGCATCTGGATCAACTCTTGCTATTAGTTCAGTAACCACAGATACTATTACTATAAATGTAGGTGCATCACCAATTGTAAATCATGATGTAACAGACGTAAATTATAATCATAGTACAGGTGTTATGGAAATGACCATTGGTAGTCACACACTTACTACAGGAACAAGTATTAAGATTGCTGATAATTCATTAGCATTTACTTGTGCGGCTGACGGAAATACTTCAACACATACGTATCCAAGATCAACTGATACATATTACAACACAGCAGTAGAGATAACAGCAGTATCACCTACAACAATTACTGTAAACGTAGGTCCAGTCGGTACATTTACTTATAGTGAAAGTAAATGTAGAAGAGATACGGGTCTTATTCTTACTGGTATAATTAATGATTTAAAAGTAGGCGGAAGAGAGGCAACTATTGTAAACCAAGGTGCTTACTATAGTGGATCTGTAGCTGGACAAGAATCAGTTACCAAAGCCGCTATAGCTTATATCAAAACTATAAGTGCAAATGTTTTACAAAATGATAGCGGATCACCTTTTGCAAAATTAGGTTCAGTAAATCAAGTATTTGATACAGACTATACTTCTGAATCTCAATCTGCTACAAATTTAAATGCGTTAGTGGATTTGGTTAATTTTGCTTTTGATCCAAATTATAATCCTCCATTAGAAAATAATAAGATGGATGTGTTTTTATGTGACGATGCTACTATTGTAAGAAACATCACAGTACAAAAGCATGGCGGCTTTATGATGACCCTTGATCCAAATGGACAAATACTTACTAGATCACCATATTGCCAAACAGGAACAAGTTTTTCTCAAAGTAAAGGCACCAGAAGAATTTTTGGTGGTGGGCAGTTTATTGATGGCTATGCAGGAAATATGCCAGCACAGATTTCAGCAGTAACAAATGCATTTAGAATTACACTTACTTCGCCAGCAGGACAAGGCTTGTTTATAAAAAGACCACCAACACCATTTCCTTTTGTGTTAGGAGGTGCAAGGTATCAAGTTAATGCAATTGAAAATTATAATTCCGGAACTGGTACTGTTGAACTAATACTAGATGAAACAAGTAATAGTGGTAATGGATATACTGGCGGTACTAGTGTTGATATTTTTATCCAGTCTGGCGGAAACAGAAGTATGTTATCAAATGACTTTACACAGGTAAACGATTTAGGATATGGTATTGCCGCTGTAAACAATGCATTGACTGAAACTGTTAGTATGTTTACATATTACTGCCATACAGGTTATATATCTTCTAAAGGTTCGCAGATTAGAGCATTAGGTGGTAATAACAGCTATGGTTTTTATGGGCTTGTATCTGAAGGTGCTGACCCTGACGAAATACCAACAGCAGTTAATCTTAGAGATGATATGGTATTTCCTGGTAAGGTAATTAATATTGAAGGATTTTTAGATTTTAGTAGTGCAGTACCAACTCCAGCAGTAGCAGTAGGCGATACTGTTGTGCAAAATATTACAGGTGCTACTGGTAAAGTTGCACTTTTAGGTGAAAACAATACAAGAATTTATATTACAGATATTACAGGAACATTCAATAACGCAGATGATGTAAATGCAGACGATAGTAGTACAATTATAGGTGTTCCTACAAAAGTAACTTTACAAGATTATAGTGCAGATTTAAATAAATTATTTGTATTTGTTTATGATTTAGAAGGATTTCCTTTAAACGTAAGTGAAGTAGAAATTTTACATCCTAGCGGATTGTATCAACCATATGAAGTTACAAATGCTCAACAGCAACCAAACTTTTTTAACGAATATACTGGAATTAACGATACTATATCAGCATCGTATACAGGAAGTAGCCCGCAGTCAAGCAAAGCAACTTTTACAATTTATAAAAATAGAGCAAATGGATATCAAGTAGAAGTTGTAGGCAAAGGTGGCGGCTACGCACAAAACGAAACATTTTTAGTAGATGGTCAGTTTCTTGGCGGAGCATCAAGCACAAACGATGCCACTATAACAATTTCAAGTGTATCAAGCGGTACAGTTACAGGTGCAACTATCACAGGTACTGCATCATTTGATGATAGTTCTCCAGTAAGAGATAGTAGAATTTGGAGATTAAATTTAGGTACAGGTATTGAAGGAACTGCAAGTAACGGCCTACAAGAAGTAACACCACATGATTCTAAAGTTATAATTAGACATAAGCAAAATTTTGTTTTAAATAACTTTCCATTGGTGAATCCATCAACAAGACCAAGTACTGCATTTCAGTTTACTGATGATGATGCAAACTTTACATACAGAACTATTGCTTTTGGAAGCACAATTACAGCTGGATATCAGACTGCAAGCACAGAACGTGTGGTTACATTTGATGCAAATTATAGATATATTGATCTTACTACACAAAATGATAGGATTGGCACAGCTGAAAATGCAGGTGGATTTACAGTTGATCCAAATTTTACAGACTTCTTAGCTTCAGCATCTCCAGCACTAAGTGGTTCAAAAACTTTTGGTGCTACAGTAGGAGATAGATTTATTATTATAAATGTTCTTGATGCTGTAAATCAAGCAAGAATTGCTGAAGGCGAAATGATTTTCGCTTGGGGAGGTAAAGTTCATACTATTGATGCCTATGCAGAATATTCAAAAGATTTTGGTTCAGGTTCTGTAACTTTTGGTATGATAAAGATTAGTGATAAATCAAATAGTGATATTAATTATCCATTATCAGCTTCTGGTATTGGCACAAGTTTAACAAACACTGCAAATATTACATTAAAAGGTGGATTGGTTGCAGGCGAAGATGCACAAATCACTGTAAACATTAGTACCACTAGAGCAACAGGACATGATATGCTTGATATCGGTACTGGTGGATTTAACACAACTAACTATCCAGATAGAATTTTTGGTTCTCCTTTTGGTACAAGTGTTGTGGGAACAAACGATGCTATAGATAGTACAGGTAATGCAAGTAAAGCACAAGTACAAGAACGTTCAAAAGGTCGTGTTTTTGCTGTACTAACAGACCAAGATGGATTCTTTAGAGTAGGTAGATTCTTTACAGTTGACCAAGGTACTGGTAGTGTTACCTTTAATGCGGCTCTTGTACTTACAAATATAGACGGTATAGGATTCAAACGTGGTGTACGAGTAAATGAATTTAGTAATGATGATACATTTACAGATGCTAAGGGTGATGCAGTACCAACACAAACAGCCGTAGAAGGATACATTAATCAAAGACTTGGACTTGATAGAGATGGACAAACTGTCTCGCCAAAAATTGGACCAGGCTTTTTAAGTTTAGGCGGTGCTGGATTTACAGAAACACCTATGCAAGATGTTCTTAACATGGGCAGTAATAGGATAACCAATGTAGCAAGTCCTATAACCGGTAGTGACGGAGTTAATAAAACATATGTTGATGAAAAAACAGATGAGCTAAACGATATAGGTGATGTTACTATTACAGGCACAGGAGGATCGCTATCAGGTCAGCTGTTGGCATTTACAGGCACAGCTCAACAAAGTGAAAATCACGATGTAATAGGAGATATCGGATTCACCAAAACTGGTCCTAATCAATTAACTACTTCAATAGGCACAGGTGTTATTGTTGATGGAGATATAAATGCAACCGCCGATATTGCTCAAAGTAAACTTCTTCTTAACTTAGCAACAACTGTTTTACAAGCACCAACAGGAAATGCGGCGGCTAAGCAGGCTTCAAGTGGACTAGCAAGTTTTGATGCGGCTAATTTTGAAGCTCAAGATGGATTTATAGGAATCAAGGTTGGCGGTGTATCAGATGCTGAAATTGCTAATACACTAGACTTTACTGGAAAAAGTGTTACATTTGGAGTAGGTGAAATAGGAAATGGGGAACTTACAAACAGTTCTTTGACTATAGGATCTACATCAATATCATTAGGAGCTACTCAAACATCACTTGCTGGAATGACTGGAATAGCTTTTTCAAGTGGCGATATAACAGGCTTTGCAAGCATTAGTCATACAGGTAATATTGTTGGAGGAAGCAATAGTGGCGCAGATAATGGACAAACAATTGGTTCTGCAACTAATAGGTATAATACTATTTGGGCAACTACATTCAACGGCCAAGCAACTTCAGCACTATACGCAGACCTTGCTGAAAATTATTTAGGTGATAAAAACTATGAACCAGGTACTGTTTTAGTATTTGGTGGAGAGCATGAAGTTACAGAATGTAATAGTAAAGGTGATACTAGAGTTGCTGGTATTGTAACAACAAATCCTGCACATTTAATGAATAGTGCATTAGAAGGAGACCATGTAGTAGGACTTGCATTACAAGGACGAGTTCCATGTAAAGTTATTGGAGTTGTAAGAAAAGGAGATATGTTGGTTACAAGTGCAGTGCCAGGATATGCCATTGTAAATAATTCGCCCGGAGTTGGACAAGTTTTAGGAAAAGCTGTAAGTGAAAAAGACGGAGATGCACACGGCACAGTTGAAATAGTGGTAGGGAGAGTATAATGGCTAAGCAAACTATAAACGTAGGTACCACAGCAAACAGCGGAGGAGGTGATCCTCTACGTAGTGCAATGATAAAGATTAATGAAAACTTTACTGAAGTATACGATAGAGTAGGTGTAACTGAAACGCAATTAGGACTAGATAACAAAGGTGGGGCTACTATTGAACAAAGTATAATTGGTAGCGTTATTGGTGCAGACTCAAGTATTATTGTTGATCATACAACAGGAACAATTACAGGTAAATTAGTCGGCGATGTAACTGGAAGTGTAGTTGCAGATGATTCAACTGTGCTTATTGATGGTGTAGCAGGTACTATAAATGGTTCAGCACTAACAAGTCCATTAACAGCCAATCTTACAATAAATTCTCCTATAGTAACAGGAATAGCGGACTTTACTGGATGTACAATAGTAGACTTAAAGACCGCATCAGTAGACTTTACAGGTAGTACTCTTACTGGCACAGGTTTCATAAGTTTAGCAACATTAAAAACAGAGGTAGCGGCAAGCACTGACTTTGCAGACTTCAAGTCAAGAATTGCGGCATTGTAATATAGGATAAATATACAAAAGGATAATATAAATGGCAAATAGATTTCCACTAGTAGTAGATAGCAGTGATAATAATATAAAAGAGCTTCCAGAAGGAGATAGTTTAGATTTTACCAACGTAGGCGTAGCAAATCTTACCAACTTATCATTGTCTGGAGCATTAACCACGGCTACAGCAAATGCCACTAATATATCAGTAAGTGCAAATATAACTACACAAACCATAGGAGTAATAGGCCTATTATCTGGAAAAGATGCGGATTTTACAGGCACAGTAGATGCAAATACCTATACAGTAAATGGAGCGGCCCTAAGCACAATACAAGTAAAAAGTGATTGGAATGAAACCAATCCAAGCGATCCTTCATTTATTCAAAATAAACCTAATATAGGCGGTGTTACTAATTTGAACGACTTGGGTGACGTTTTTGCGGCGGCTCCAAATTCAGGTGATATCATACAATATGATGGTTTTAGCTGGCAATCAGTTGCCAACACTGGAGGTGGCGGAGTTGATCTTACTGCATTCAGTGTGATAACTTTAGGTGCAAGTGGAAACGGATCATTATCTTATAACAATGGCACAGGTGTTTTTACTTTTACTCCAGCATTGGTGCCAACAGCTACAAGCCAATTAACAAATGATGCTAATTTTATTACACTAACAAACGTAACTAATTTAGGATATATCACAAGGTCAGGAATAAGTGCTGGTGATCCAATAGCTTATAATAGCACTTCAGGTGTAATTACATTTGATAATACAAATACAAATTTTACAACTTTAGCTGAAGTGTTGACTAATGTTGATTTAACAGATATATTGACTGCTGGTAATACAACATCATTGACTGCAACATTTGGTAAAGTTATTGCAAACGGTGCAGGCACTAACGGAGAATTTGGTACATTACAAGCAACTGGAATTACCTTAGGTGGATCGGGTATGTCTGCCGCTACAGGAGGAATTGCACTTACTGATGGTGCGATTGCAATGACAAATGGTAATATTACACTAACAAACGGTGATGTGAGTGCTGACGAAGTCTTTGGTACAACCCGTGTAAACACACCAGAAATATTAAGTTCTGGAGATATTAATATAAAAGCAAATGGTAGTAATAATAGGGTCACAGCAGATAACTATCTAAGAGTAATGCCAAATAGTTCTAGACCTTCAACTCCACTGAATGGAGATATTCATGTAACATCTGATTATATGGAAGTATACAGTGATAACGCTGATGGTCAATCCGGTGCTGGTTGGTTACAAATGCCATGTGCAAACGGTGTAAGAGGTTTACAAGTGCCTTATTTTACTACCACACAAAGAGATGCTATACCAAGTCCAAGACCTGGAGAAATAATTCTAAATACAACTACAAACAAACTACAGGTACGTGGCACATCAGGTTGGGTTGATCTTGGCTCCTAAACAATATTTGTTTTATCATAAATATTAAAAACGGAGAATAACATGGCTATTCAAACAATTAACGTAGGTAATCTTGCTAATGACGGTACTGGAGATGATTTACGTGAGGCATTTATAAAAGTAAATCAAAACTTTGCAGAGCTTGAATTAAATGACGCAGTTGCAAAAAATGTTGGCATCGGTGGATTTACTGTATACAAAGAAACTGTAAACGGAGAACTAAGATTTAGAGCTTTGCAACCTGATCCTACTGCTCCAGGTTCAATAACATTTAGAATAAGTGATGATGGGGATACATTATTTGTTAAAAGTACACAAGCTCAACTTGTTTTTACTGATGAAACAAACACCTTAGTCAGTAATATAGCAGAGCCAATAATATTCAAAGGTGCTCCAAATTCAGGAACACAAGTAACTGTAAGTAATTCAACAAAGACAGTTAGTATTGATAGCCAGCTTGCAAATGAAACTTCACCCGCAGTAAGTGCTACTCTTAATATGCAAAATAATAATATACAAAATTGTGGTACTATAAATGGAGTAGATATTTCATCAATTGCAGATATTGCAACATTAGACTTTGGCGGCATTACAAATAATGTCGACTCTATTTTAGAATATATATTACAAGTTGGACAAGATGTTGATTTAGGAACTATAACAACACCTGTGCTTGTAACAATTGACCAAGGCTTAGTTACAAGTTAGGGCAAAAAATGTGGAATGTATCAAATGGCGCACTAATACTAACATTAGACAGCAGTGATAGTAATGCTGTCAAATTGCCATTACCACTAGACCCTACAGGAAATACAACAAACAATATAACAGATTGGATTGCAGAAAACGTAGGTCCAGATACAACTGTGTATGTTGATATGGACACTACACTTGCTGATTTTAACAAAAAATTAGCATCATTGTTTAGTGTATCTAATACTAGAGATATTACTTCACCAAGTGTTATACAATACAATGCAATTTTTAACGCAATGCCTGGATTTTTTCTTAATTTAGAAAAATTACCTCAAGCAGATTCTTTACTATCTAAATTTAACAAGTACACAATTCTTACAACCAATACTGGTGCCTTAAACGGAAATGGAGAAAAACAAGATTGGGCTAGTGCAAATTTGACTGCATATCCGCCAACTGGGGATATTTTGTTTGCTTCAGGAGAAGTCCTAAGCGGAGTTTATCAAAATGCTAATAAAGGTGAATTTGCAACTCCTACTAGTGTTTTAATTGATGACAGTCCAACTTATGTTAGACAATTTAATGATGCCGGAGGCAATGCATTTAGATATATTTGGTCAGAGGTAATTGAAGGAACTTTACCAGCAGGGTTAACTCTTACTGATAACACAATAGTTGGAACTCCTATAAGTCAAAGAACTACAAGTACTTCAACATTTACAATTAGATTACATGATAATTTAGGTTATACAGATAGACAATTAAGTATAAAAGTTTTGGCTGATCCAAATTTTACTGTATGGAATGTTACTACTCCATATGACTTAGGTAGATATTTAGAAAAAACTAACACAAATATTCCTCTTCCTATAAACCAAACAAGTAATCCTTCAGTAACACTTATTTCAGGATCATTACCAAAAGGTATGAGATTAGAAGGTTACTTTTTGAAAGGTGCACCATTTGAAGTAAAAAGACTAGAAACTTTTAAATTTGTACTAAGAGCAATAGAAAATAACGAAATTGCAGATAGGACTTTTGAAATAACAATTGAAGGTGAAGATGCACCTGTTTGGCAAACTCCTGCAGGACCTCTTAACATAGGTTCAACTTTTACTCAAAGTCTATGGCTTGATCAATTAAATTCACAATACGGAATATATTCTACAATTAATTATGTAACATATACAGTAACCGTTGACGCTGGAACAAATCAATATGGTGCAGGAAACAAATATTTTATTAGCGGAATAGATGGCACTAGCCCAGTGTTAGAGCTGAATGAAGGAAGCACTTACACATTTGATATGTCAAGTTCGACAACAGCTACACATGGTTTAAGATTTTCTACAACGCCAAATGGAACATGGGGAGGTGGTGTAGAATATACTAAAGGTGTTACTGTAGTAGGAACTGCAGGTGACCCTGGTGCATATGTACAAATTGTTGTACCTCGTGGTGCTCCTACCCTCTATTATTACTGCATAAATCACAGCGGAATGGGCAACACAGCAAACACACCAGTAGCTAATACTTACACAAAACAGACTGTATCTATTGCCACTGGCATACCAAGTAATTCAACAGGAAAAAATGGCGATTATATTTTTGATTCTGAAAACAATGTATTTTATTTCAAGTATAATGATTTATGGAAATTATTAAATCAATCAGAATTACAAAGATCTTATGGAAATAACACAAGACTTGAAACAAGTGCCACTGTTCCAAACCCGTTGACTGTTGAGTTTTGGTTTAACCTAAACCCACTTAATAATGGCTTAAATTTAAAAATACTTAGATTCGATAATGAAATATTAACATGGAAACCTAATATATACAATCTTAGTATTAATGCTCCTGTAGATCCAGAGGATAAAAATATTTGGATTCAATACTTTGAAAATGATGCAAGGCTAATTTTTAGACAGTATGATGTTGATGAATTACAATGGATAGCTTTACCTTATATTGCAAGTAACACACCTCCTACAAGGTCATCTCAAGCTTTTTTTGTTATTGATAATAGTAGAGTAGATTTTCAATTACAAGCAATAGACTCTGATCTGACTGCTGGAGATAGCTTAAAATTCTATGTTGCACAGGGCGATGGAGAATTACCTCCTGGTTTAACTTTATCCAATACTGGAGAAATAAGCGGATTTGTAGATCCTATTTTAGCGTTAGATGCAGACAACTATGATCCATACGGAGATAGTACAAGATTACAGCAAGGTGTGACTGATACTGAAGGTTTTGCTAGTGATCCATATGATACACAATTTTATGGTTATGGGTTACCAAGTAGAAATCCAAGGAAACTAAACAGGACATATGATTTTATTGTAACTGTAGCAGATGATGTAAGTGAAAGTAAAAGAGCATTTAGTATCTATGTTGTAAGTAGTGATTTCCTAAGAGCAGATAATACAATATTGAGATCTGCTACTGGTTTGTTTACTGCTGATGTTACCTACCTTAGAAGGCCTATTTGGCTTACACAAGGTGACCTTGGAAATGTTAGAGCAGACAATTATACTACAATTTTAATTGAAGTATTTGATCCAAATTATATACTTGGCACTGTAAATTATAGTTTGCGTTCATATAATGATGATGGCACTGAAAGCACACTACCTGAAGGATTATCTTTAGATACTACTACAGGAGAAATTGCAGGAGTGATTCCTTATCAGCCTGCTGTTGAAAAAGAATACAAGTTTACAATAGAAGCAACAAGATCTGATCAAGACCAAGAAGTTTTTACAATTAATACAAACATATACGAGGACACTCCAGCTGGTGCTGATCAGTTGAAAGTAACAAAACTTTCAAGGGATATGACTGATGGTGTAGATGATGTAAAAGCCTTAATTGACACACAAGTAAATATTGAAAATAATGAATACTTAATAACTGGAATCAATGAAGATAATGATTTATATGATATTTTAGAATTTGGTTATCCATTACTTCCAAGTAATACATATAAACCTTTGACTATTAAACAACCTATTGCAGTTGGGCAAGCTGTTGCATTTGGATATCGTAATAATTTAACCCAACAACAAGTTGATAAGTGGGTAGGGCGTAATATAAGATTTAGCAATACAAATAATGTTGTACAACAAATTTCATTTCTTAATAACTACAGATTTGAAGGTCCAAGTAACCAGGATATAGGTATTAATCATACCGCCGCAAATATTGCAATTATTCCCGGAGAGCCAATACAAACTACAGTTAAAAGAGCACTAAATTCAGTAACTGGGATAGCTACTGATTTAATTATTGTTGATGCTGGTGACTTAACAAGTATAGGTGTTACATTGCCACAGACAGCATTAAGCAACAACAGAAATATATTAGAAAGTGTATTTGATGCTGAAGATAGTTCTTCAGTGGATAGTATTGTTGAAGACGATACTATAAAAATTGAGTTTGTAAATCCTTGGAGTGTAGGTGTAGCAGAGAACACACAATTTGCTATAGGTGCTGTTAAAGACAAAAGTATATCAAAAAGATTAACACTAGCATTGTCTGAATTCACAACCACAAGTAAAACTTTTACACTTTCAGTATTAGGAAATGTTGAAAGTACTATTGCATGGGTAACCCCTGCAATCTTACCAAGTTTAGGAGCTAATAGAGTTAGTTACTTAAAAGTTGTTGCAACTAGCACATTAGTTGGTGCTAATTTACGTTATGATATTGTATCAGGTAAGGTTCCACAAGGATTAGAATTAAAAAGAGATGGCGAAATTACAGGAAAAGTTGCTCAATTTGGAACATCTACTGAACCAGGTTTAACAACTTTAGATAACAGAACAACTACTTTTGATGGTTTAACTACAAGCTTTGATAGAGAATATACATTTAAAGTTATTGCAAGAGATAGATTTGGTTATAGTGCAGTAACAAGGACATTTACACTGTCAGTAAATGATACCGACAATAAATTATATAGTAATATCTATATGCAACCATTCCTTAAAGAAAATGAAAGAACAGTTTATGAAGATTTTATAAATGACTATACTATTTTTACACCTGCTTTAATTTATAGACCATTTGATTCAAACTTTGGGTTACAAAAAAATTTAAGAACCTTGGCTTTTGCTGGAATAGAACAAAAAAGCTTAGGCGATTTTGCGACAGCAGTAAGACAAAATCACGGAAAGAAAAAATTTTTATTTGGAGATATTAAAACAGCAGTAGCTAAAACTCCTGGAACAAATGATGTTATATATGAAGTAGTATATGTAGATGTAATTGATCCTGGAAAACCAAGTAAAGGCGATACGCAAAGTAGAACAAAAATACGCACAGGAACAAATCTCAAAGTCAATCAAGTTAAAATAGAAGTTAAAGATGATGATACTGCTAAAAATCAAGGTATAGGATTTTTCTCAATTTTAACCAGGTTAGGAACTATTGTAAAAGTAGAAGAATCAACAGAAGGACTTGAAATAATTAAACAAGATGGAACAAAAGTATCAGTATTTACAAACGGATCTCTTGGTATAATTTCAAGAGCAGGAATAATTACTGTTCTAACTACAGCATTGACTACAGATAATAGTGGAGATCCATTTAGATTTAGACCAAATAGAGATCCAATTACTGTGGATCAAACTGCGGTATTAAGTAGTCAAACAAAAGATCAGTATAGATATCCAGCAAATATTGGCACAATGAGAAAGCGTATAAAAGCAATTGGTGCAAACGAAAGAGAATTCTTACCACTTTGGATGAGAACAGCTCAAGAAGGAAGTTTGTCTGAAATAGACTATGTGACTGCTCTTCCTTTGTGTTATACAAAACCAGGTGGATCTATAACAATAAAAGAAAACATAGAAAATGCAAAGTTTGATTTTTCTATAATAAATTATGAAATTGATAGATATATAATTGATAAAACTTCAGACACTACTGATGAAACATATGTTTTGTTTCCTAACCTTCCATATAATGTTGTTTAGTAATGATCAGATTAGTTCAATATCATTTTATAAATCATAAATACAAAGAGGAAAAAGTTTATGGCAAGTAATATAATTTCAAGTACAATTGACGACACATATCCAGTAGCTGGTATTGATAATGATACCCAGGGGTTTCGTGATAATTTTAATATTATTAAAACTGGTTTAGCAACTGCAAGCTCAGAAATTACAAATCTACAAAATAACACTCCAAAAACAAATGCAACTTCGTCATTTAATAATAATTCAATTACAACTGTAAACTTATTAGGATCAACTAAGGAAGCAAACGCAACAAATGTTTTAGGTGAAACTGCTTTAACTTTAAGTTTTGCCACTTCTCATTATTTTAGATTAACAAATATTAATAATACTGTAACAGTAACATTTGATGGCTGGCCTGAAACAAGCAAACTTGCAGAAATACTTGTACATTTTTCAGGTAACGGTAGTGGCACACAAGCTGTAACATTTGCAAGTGATGGTGCAAGTACAATTTACACTGACGGAGATGCAGTATGGACAAACAGAGCAATAAATGTACCAGCGGCATCTGACCAAAGTCATTTAATAAAAGCATATACATATGACAATGGATCAACTGTTTTCTTAAGATATCTTGGTAAATTTGTAACAACAACATAAAATGCATCCATTAGTAAATGATTTGAGTGAATTCACAACACCTCAGTTACAGGAAAAAATAGTAAGTTTGCAGAAAAAATATTTTGCAATGAATAATGCACAGGTACAAAACCAAATTGTATTGTTAATAGATACTTACAATTTGGAAATAGAGCGTAGGCAAAGGTCAAAAGATAAAAAAGAACCAAATAAAGATAATAATGATCTTGACAAATTAATTAATATATCGTAATATAGTATAATGCTTATGAAAACAGACGAACTTGGTATACCCAGATTTTCTAATAAAGATCTTGTAGATTTAATCTATACTGGTAATGCAGATAAGTGCCATGTGGTGCTTTGTGATGAGTCTACAGATGTTGATAAATTCAATGAAGTAATGGAACAACAGGGTTTTGATAAACTTACTAAGTATATTCCATTAGATGTAGATAAAGAAACATTTGATAATGCTTGTCAAAGTGAATGGTATATGCCTGACCATTATAAAAAAATAGATGTGTTACATTGGTTATTTGCTAAATGTATGCAAGAAACACAGGTTACAGATTATGATATTCTACGTTCAACAAAAGAATGGCAAAGGACAAGAGAAGAATTTGAAGAATTTGCAGAACGCAAATTAACAAATTTGCTAAGATATATGATATATCTTGTAGACTTTATGCGTGAAAATGATATTGTTTGGGGAGTAGGAAGAGGATCAAGTGTATCAAGCTATGTTTTATATTTGATAAATGTACATAAAATAGACAGTATAAAATACAATTTAGACTGGCGTGAATTTTTACGTGACTAAATATTCTATACAAGGAGAAGTCAATGGCAATGAAACCACAAGCTAAAAAAGTCTACCGATCGATGCAAGGAAAAATTGTTGACTTAGATAGACTTATAAAAAGAAATGAGTTGACTCCAGCTGTAGGTAATGCAAGAGTAAATGCACGAGGAGACGAACTTGGTCCTGGCGGACAAATAATACGTAAAAGGGAAGAAGTTGTAAGAGAATATTATGAAGGTAACAAACCTGTTGCTGACGAGGTTCCTGTAAAATCTGACATTACTGTAGCAGAGAAAACTGAACTAGAGGAATTTGATAATGAACCTATTCCTCCAAAACCCGCACCTCAGGCTAAACCAAAGCCTGCGGCAAAAGTGCAAACAAAAAAATCTACTCCTGCTCAAATTGAAATTGATGAAGAGTGGGTTGAAGACGAAGAAGGTAACTTTATTAAAAAAGGTGATTAATGGCAATAAATTACAATACAATCCAAGGTCAAATACGGCCTGTTGGTAAAAGAGTTTTAATATCTGATATGTACTTTGGAGAACAAAAAACCAAAGGTGGATTAATTATTAGAGATGACGATGGAACCTCCAGAGGAATATATCCACGCTGGGGAAAAGTTCATTCAAAAGGTCCTGATAATATTGATGATTATAATATCGGTGATTGGGTGCTTATAGAACACGGACGTTGGACCAGAAGTGTTGATATAGATGAAGGAAACGGAAAAACAGAATTACGTATGATAGATGAAGATGCTATTTTAGGATATTCTGAGACTAAACCTGATGACGTGTATATTGGTGACGAGGCTTAGATGACAAATACTTTCAAAGATATTGATAAATTTGGTTCTGCTTGTGATCAAAGTCCATCACAAGAAAATTATGAAATGTATTTGAATCTTATCACTGAAGAATATACAGAACTTCAACAAGCAGTTACAGATCAAGATAAGTTAGAACAACTAGATGCACTAATAGACATTCTAGTTGTAACCATGGGTGCTATACGTGCCGCAGGCTGGAACGGAGAATCAGCTTGGAATGAAGTTATGCGAACAAATTTTGCTAAAATAGATCCTGATACAGGAAAAGTTCGCAAAAGAGAAGACGGCAAGGTTCTTAAACCTGAAGGTTGGAAACCTCCCGAACTTGCTCAATTTTTATAAGGAGTAATATATGGAAACAGTACAAGGACGAAGTCAAGTAGAATTTGATCAAGGGCTAAGGCAACTTATGCTTACAATGTACAATCATACTGCCAGCGGACTAGCTGTCAGTGGTGCAGTTGCATGGTTGACATACAGTTCAGGATTATTGTATGCAATGGGCAGTTTGCTTTATGTGGCAATGTTTGCACCATTGGGTATGATTTTTTGGTATAGTTTTGCAGGACAAAATTGGAGCCTACAAAAACTTACACTCTTCTATTATGCATTTGTGACATTAATGGGATTAAGTTTGAGCACTATATTTGCTGTGTACACGGCAATGAGCATTACTCAAGTGTTCTTTATTACATCAGCTACATTTGCAGGTGCTAGTTTGTATGGATA